CCGGCTTCTTCTTTCAAATTAGCCCATTCATTGCTATCAACTACCTTCCAAAGAGTACTATAATAAAGACCCCATTCTTTAAGTTCTTCCTTAGATTGACATTGTTTTATTATTTCGGTAGTATAATTATAACCGTGTTTATTAAGATGATTTAACCATCTAGTACCTGAACCAGAATACTTATGCGGATCTTGTGAAGTTGTAAAACCTAAGTACCTCAATCCAGTTACGATATGAGTCTTTACATAAAGGGTGTAAATAGACATGCTGATAGTTCCTTATAAACTGTTAGAGCGGGTGGATATTGGCGTATCGCGATCCGCACTTTTATTTATCATAGCAACCTAAACGGTTACTAATATCGGGTTATTTTATCAAAATCAAACGTCACTGCCGCTATGGCCCAGATTATATGAATCTGATGCTGTAAACGATGCGATAAAAAGTGCTATTAGACCAATCACTCCTACTACGCCACCACCAAATATTGCGGCTACACCACCACCAACTAATCCTAAAGTAGTTGCCGCTGCCTTTAGTTTTTGTACAAGTGGAGTATCGTTTGCGCCTTCGCTCATTGCAGGTTGTTGTCCCATTTGTGCTGGGGCTGCAGGTTTTGCCTGGGGTTGTTGGGCACCGCCACCCATTAAGGCAGCTCCTACTTTTTTAGCATTGGCTATTGATAATTTTGTGTCACCGCCTGTGGCTTGTTTAACCATGCTAGCGATCTGTTGTTGATCTTGTGGAGAAAACATCTGCATTAGTTTGGCTTTTCCACGTTGAAGAAAATCCATAACTCCTTCATCTATTCTCGATTCCTCAAGTGGAATACCCTTTTCTGCGGCTTCAACTATGTCTGAATATTTTCTGAAAAACTTTGAGTCCATTTTAAAAATCCTTTTTTTTATTTATTTGCCAATCCTGAAAGACGTAAAATATCCTCAAAGGTTTTATCTTCCATCCATCCTGTTTTTTGTCCTTTACGTAGTGCAGATGCCATTTTAGGTTCATTGCTTCTGTTAATGATGCTTTCACTTTCTTCGGTTTCTTGTCTACGTTCGTGGCTACGACGTGCGGCACGTTCTAGTTTGGTTTCGCCGCCTTTCATGCTCATCAGTTCTTTAACCAAATGACTATGATGTGGTCCAAACTCTTTATCAGCCATAATACCTAATTCGGTAGGGCCTTTTCTCCAAGGACTTTCAAAGCCTTCTTCTTTATAGTTAGCATTGTAATGTCCACCTAGCCATTGCGCTAGTTCACGCATATTGACTGTTTTACTTTTTTCTTTTTTACCGTGCATCTCATCTTCGTCTTGCTCATCATCTTCGCTTTCCGCAGTAGGTTGAGGAGCAGATTGGGCAGGTTGTTGTTGAACAGGTTGTTGCTGAACAGGTTGTTGTTGAACAGGTTGTTGCTGAACAGGTTGTTGAGTCTGTGGTTGCTGACCCGCTTGCTCAAGTTCTGCGGCGGCCTGTGGATCTATTTTTTCTAACCATGCCATAATGGTATGCAGTGGATTTCCTGAACCTTCTGTTTTTTTGGCTAGCTCTTCTAAATCATTTTCTAGATCATCGTCGTCGATGCCGATACCATTGAGTGCTTCAATAGCACTAGTAGCATCAACTCCAACTGTAGGAATACTGTTACTGGTCAATAACTCTGCCAGTTGTGCTATCGTATCAGGCTCTAATCCACCCTCTGCAACTGATTCTGTCCATTTTTGGAAGATATCAAAATCGTCTTCTTTTATGGTATCGTTGTCACAGATACAGGGATCATGATCACAATCACTGCATACGTCATTATTTTCTTTTACGTATTCTGATAGATCAACTTCACCGGTTTCCTGCATGATACTGTGTATTAATGGAAAGTATTGTGCTAGGTCTTCTTTAAAACTACTGACAGTAAACTTGGATTTGTAATCTTCCATAGTGGCCTGATCCATCTCTGTTGTCCCAGAGGCTGTAGTAGGTTGAAAACTCTCACTCCATGCTTCATATCCACGCTGTCCGTGTAAAGAATTTAATGTGTTACGGAGATTTTCTAACTTGGCGCCAGTACGACCTGCTATTTCATTTACTTCACTATTCATTTGATCATGGCGGCCCATATGTCTATGGAAAGCACTTAACTGTGCTATTTTACTGCTCATGTCAATAATAGCATTGCCTTTTTCATCATAAGGACGTCCACCGTTGGCCACGTGACGTTGCATGGCTTTAGCACCTGCTACATGGATGAATGGATATTTAAAACGCTCACCTTCCTCATTTTCAACAAACAAAGCAGATATGTTTGAGCTTCTACTACGTGCACCAAAGCTTTCATCTTCGATACCCTTTTTGTGTTTAACTATTAATTTTGTTCTTTCCAACACACGATGGCTGGTCATCTTGGAGCCTTGAAACCTGGCTGATTCTGTCATATTCTCTTCCTTACTGCCATTAGTGGCTAGATATTGAAAATCGTCTTTGTTTAAATTAGATTTGGTAATATCGCGTGTGTCAAATCTCAATAATCTACGCATTGCAAAACTGCGCATTTCACGTAGGAAATCGTACCAATAGTCTTTACCTACGGGATCTATGCCTTCTAATATGCTTTTACCATAGAACATCTTTAATGTTCCTAGTTCATTGATACTGATACTTACACGACCTAGATTACGCTCTTCGATAGTAAAATCAAAATCGTAAAATCTGGCTTTTCTAGGGTCCATAGTAACCCCACCTTGTTCGTCACCCATCTCTAGATTAGTGAAGCGACTGCGTATTTTGTCGAATAAATCCTGACTGATTATTTCAATAGTTTTCATAGCTATATTTATTAATAACTGTTGATGTAGATGGGCATGGGCATTTCGTAGTCATCCATCTTAGCATCTTCGATCATTTTGCTGTAAATGATAGGATCCCAATCTCCTAGCAATACGATCATACGTACTGCGAGTAAAAGTGCCGAAACTAGATCATCATATTGTTGATCTTTGGCTTTAAATGTTATGCCCGCCGCGACAAAAGTTTTAAGTTCTGATATTAAACTTTTACTGTTAATCTTCATTTTCTTCTGTTCTATCAGCTGTTTTGCTTTTGAACAGGCTGAAATCTTACTGTTATGTGTAGTGTTGAACCCTCTACGGAACCTGCGTACATGCCCTTTCTTCAAGGGTTCTGACAGGAACATTCCCGGAATGCTTTCTTCCCCCATTTCATTGATAGCAATCAATGCGGCTTCGCCTACAGTATTATTTTCTACGCTGTAATAAATGTTGGCATTTTTTCCTGATTCCAAACACTTATTATCAATGTACTTGCAGATTTCTCTAAGTATTTTAACCTGCGCCTGCACGGGTGTAAGATTATGTTGCCATTCTCCGACCTGTTCTAGACTGGGCAGTTCAAATACTTCTATACCCGCATAGTTGCCACCTGTTCCTAAACTAGGGTCATGAGCGACTACATAAGTGGAGTTAGGATCTATCGGTTTGTACCAGCGTACTTGTCCCATTTTGATTAATGGTTCAACTCCTTCAAGTTCTGCTAGACAAATACTACTAACCAGTGTTTCGTCAAATACTAAGAACTCACAATCATGTTCACGACGGAAACGTTCTTCGCCGATACGACTGCGTTCTTCTTCAGCCCACTTATCATCTCTATCTGGATGCTCTCTCCAATGCGCTTTAAACGGAAAGAATCCGTTACGTCCAACTTCTTGTGTATTACCAAATTCATCTAAACGCTTGTTGGCTTCTTTCCAGATAGTGGCAAACTGATCTTCATCACTGTTGGGAGTTGATGTAATAATGGCTTTACCGCCAGTTGCCAGTGTCGGTGATATTGAAGTCCAAAACTCCGTAGCCACGTTAGGCGGTACGAACGCAAACTCATCAGCATATAGTAATGATAGTGATAAACCCCTTCCTGTTGTTTCAGTAGTCGTCTGTGCGATAATACGGCTGCCATTATCAAACTCTATGCTCTGTTTGTTATAGCTGGTTACACCGCAACGTATATGATCGGGACATAACTCGTAGGCAAAACGTATACGACTCATAATCTCTTGAGCACCTGTATACTTGTGTGCGGCGATCAATATCGTAGCATCCGGTACGAACATAGCATACCATAACAAATATCCTGCCGCTGTAGTTGTCTTGCCAGTTTGGCGGGGTAGCAGGTTTACATTAAATCTATGATTGTGATAACTGTCTATTAACCTACGTTGATATTCAAATGCGTCGTATCGTAAACGTCCTTTAGTAGGATGTTGTATGTAAAAAAAGTTATCAAGGAAATGATGTGGACCAGTAATAGGATCCATACAAGCGCCTAGATCAATTATATCCTGCTCGGTATATTTTTGCTTACTGTGAGCAGTTTTAACTAGGTTACCATCAAATCTATTAGTTGTCATATTTTTATTTACTGAAAAAAATAGCCCCCTAAGGGGCTATTGGGTCATACTGCTTATTTTTTACCCTTGCCCTGTATATTAAGGGCAAAGTTAGCACGTTTCTTTTCTAAAGGTGTGCCGCTTTTCTTTAGACTTTTCAGTTTAGCTGTTCCAATCTTTTTGTCTTGTGGAATACCTTCTTGTTTGTGTAGGGCACCTTTCTTGACGGTCTTGGCAGCTTTACTTAGACTTTTGTCAACAGCTTCGTCATACTTGTTATATTTGTCTCTAACTTTGTCTAAGTCCTTACCTTCACGACCTGCTTTGGCAAGCGCCTGCATACCTTTCTTGCCATACTTTTCATTACCTTTAGCTGCCTGGCTCATGGTCTTCTTGCCTTCTGGTAAAACACCTACACCAGCAACACCACTAGCACCTGGTTCTAGTTGTTCTGGCATTCCAATACCGTGTTTTTTGGAATAGTGATCACAACAGGCTTGATGGAAATCTTCCCAGCACTCATTGTATTTGTGTGTGATATGTTTATGGAACTTGGGAAATGCACTCATGCAGTCCATCACACATCCGGTATCTTCGTGCATCAAGGGAACGCCGGTGTGATGTGCGCATTTGCATACGGCATCTACATCGGCGTGTTCGATCTTAGGTCCAGCTGATCTGTGATTTAAACCTTCATTAGCTTTTTTTTTACCGTGTACGGGACAGGCTTTTTTGCCCTTTTCTTCGCAACAGCAACTGGCTTTAGCTTCGTTTACAAATCTTTTATATTCTGAATACAGTTGATCTTCTAATGTAGCTGATGGCATGTTAGTCATACCTTTGTTCATTCCACCTGCATTAGGATTGTAAGCAAAGTTATTGGTATTGCCTAGCGGAACATTTGTAGGATCAGCAGGAGTATTGTCATATGCTTCGTCTGCCTTTTCTTCTTCACTACCGCCATCTACACCTGGTAGTTCATCGATGTCATCGATTTGACTCAGTTTGTCTGCCATGCCACGGATTTCGTCTGCCATACTCTGCATCTCTGGACTACCGCCGCCCATACCAGCAGGTGTTGCTCCCATACCTATTTGCGGCTCACTGCCCACTGCTGGTTCAGCTGTTAAAGGCATTTCTTCTTCGTCTGTCACGCCGAAGTCTGACATGTCATGTCCTTCGTCTTCTGGTGGCTCATTCATCGCGTCTAGCGCAGATCTCATAGCATCTTTCTCGCCGCCCATTTCTGGTGACGCAGGATGAACCATTGATGTTTGAGGACTACTAACAGCAGGCATATGCTCTTGGCCAACTTTGTGTACACCTGCTAGATTTAGAATATCGCCTAGCATGGCACTAACTTCTGCGCCATCAGCCGCCGTAGCATTGATGCTGAAGCTTGCTGGAGGACGTGGATGGCCCATTGGAGACATTTCGCCTTCCATTGGCATACCAAATGGGGCACATTCTGCTACTGGTTTTAGTCCACTCAGAGCTCTTAGTTCGTTGACTGTTTTTAATTCTGGTAGTTGAGCAATCTGGTCAGCTTCCACGACCTTTTTTTGACCAGCCGCTAATGGATTAGAAACATTAGGATTGTTTGCATCTAGCTGGGCTAGTTTTTGTAATACGTTAATCATTTGCATATTATTTTTTCCTTGGATCGGGTGCTTGTTTAAGAATGCTGTGAGATGCTTGTTCTTTGTTGTTCATCTCTGTTTGTGTTCCATCGGGGATCACTTCGCCTCTTTCTTTTCTTTGTAACTTCAATACATCATTCAACTCTTTTACAAAGCTGGCATTGTATTTGTCACCATAATAATCCTCAAACTTTGCGTTTGGTGATTCTTTATAATCTTTATCAGTCAACAATGCTTCTGTTCTTTTTTCAGTAGGTTGTTGATATTCTTCTCCTGGCTCTCCTGGATTACGAACTACTAGATTCTTTTTAGCAATCTTTATATTGCTGGCAATATATTCTGTTAGTTCAAATGGAGTTGTTGGATAGTCTAATGTTACTTCGTATATAGTTACATTTTCGTTTCTTAAATCTGGAAAATCTAAAGGAAAACTTTGTACCGGAGTAGTAGATGTTTTCTTGAAAGAAGAAACTTTAAACTTCTCTAATAGAGAATGTAGTTTTGTTTCTTGCTCTTGTTCAAAAGTGCCTGCGACTTTAACTTTAAAATCGTACTTGCGAGCGCTTTCAGCCAATATTTGTTTGAATGAAGTCATGTCAGTATCCTATGCTTTATTTATTAAGATTTTTAAGTTTTTCCAGTATGCTGTTGCGATCTGTCATGATGAATCCCTCACCTTCGATTTCCTCGCCCTTACCGTTTTTCTTATCGATAGCCAGTTTTTTCAACTGTAAATCTACCATCTTTAGCTTTTTGTCTATCTTGTTTGTTTTAGCTGTTATAGCGGCATTTAGCATGCCTGTAGCCACTTCAAACATACGTGCACTATATCTGGGTTCCACCTGCATTCCTAAACTCATTAGATCATCGTAGGCTTCTTCTGCTTTTTTAGCTAGGGTATCTAACTCTAAGTCCGATACATCTCCTAGCCCACGTACACGAGGTAATGCGGCTGCGATTTTATCAAACTCTTCTAGCTTTTCTTCTAGGCTGATTATCGGGTTGTTTGGTACAGCTTCTGGGGGAGGAACTGATTCTTCCTTAAGAGGATTTATTTCTAATATTTCTTCTAATTTCTTTGTCATAGTCAACTACTTATCACATCTTTTTGCCACTATGGTATAAATCGTGTTCAGTGATAATCCTAAACTTCATTCCATTTTGCTGACAGTATGCTTTGGCTGCGGCCCATTTTACCATGTTTTTAACATACTGGGCCTGATTGTAGGGATTCTTACCTACATGTTCTTTTAATGTTTGATTAAGAGGTTTAACTTCCCAGACTTCGGCACGCTTTTTCTTTTTATTGTCTACGAACACAACTAAAAAATCTGGAACATAGATAGTGGGTTTACCTGTAAGTGGATCCCTATAGGGTATCTTAATACTTTCGCTAGCCCACTGCTGTATAGCTTCGTTTTCGTCACACATTTTCATCACGCTTAGTTCCCAGCTACTTCTAAAACGTGGAGAACTAGTTCCAATGTATTTTTCAGGATTTGTTAACTTATATATTCCCTGATTGAACTTCATACTCATGCTAGTATATTTCTTTCCACTTCATCGGCGGGAACGATTGTTGTTGAAATACCTAGTGTACTGGTTTTAAATCTATTATAATTTAATATCTGTCCAACAAGCTGACTTAGTTCAATACCGTTAAGAGTTTTTAACGTATCTAATATTTGAAAGGCATTTAGATTGTTTGCCTTGGCCTGACTTAAAATAATCATTGCTACACTATCGGCAGCTTCGGCAGTAAATCCACGACTTTCAAAAAATCCAGTAACTGCTATAATATCAGTACCGTTTAAATCTATCGGTGATTGATAGAATGTACTAAAAAACTTTACAGTACTGTTAGAACTTGACGGTATTGTTTTTTGAGGAATGTTATTATATAATGACATGATTTACTTCCTAGTTACTGATGCCTGTTGTGCCACAGGTCCGGTTGGTGTGTTAGGAGTAAACAACTGTACTCCGTTTACCGCTCCAGAGTTAAACACAGTAGGTCCGCCCTGTGCCGCATTCTGTACCTGTCCCAATGCTACTCCGGTTAACTCATTAATAGATGCTTTTTTGTTTAAACTGCTAACATTCTTAGCAAGGTTAGCAGTCTGTATAGCTATGTTTAAATAATCCTGAGGACTACTTGCGTTGGCAATACTACCATTTGCTCCGAATATAGAACTGGCTCCTGCTATTACTCCACCGGCACCAAACAGGCTCTTGCTACCACCACCTCCTATAGATAAAGGACTAGGTGTTTTGTCATAATGATTTTTATTAAATCCTACGACGCCTGCATCTCCTCTATTATAAAGTACATTTTCATAAGTAAGAACCATTTTGTTTTCTAGAAACTTATTGCCCTGTGTCTGGTCAACTTCTCCGTGGCGCCATTCTTTGATTATAGGGTTTACCAATGTTACACTGAGAAACTTTTGTTTATTCAAAAGGTATACTGTTACGCTATTAAAAAACTGATAGTTTTGTTCGTTGTTTAGACCGTAGTGGTAGAATTTATTTTTGTATTTTGTATCAGTCCATGCTTCAATATTAGAATTATTTGCCGCTAGTGTATTACTATATCGACCGTCGCCATAGTAATAACTGTAATAACTGGTCCATAAATCTGTAGATATATTTGCCTGATCATCATGGAAAGAAATACTAACTGGTGTATAATCTAATTTTTTCTGTACGATCGTTTTTCTGTTGTATTGATTAAGAACTTCAGTCTCAACAGTAAATTTAGGTAACTCAACCATCTTGGCCAATAATCCTACATTCATTGAATACTTTTGTGTCCATCCAGGATTTTGTCTATTAAGGAATTTTTGTACGGCAGGATTAATATTTAAAGTTACATAATAAATCCAACCATTCTTAGGTGCGTAGTCGTAAAATCCATCAGCTCTATATAACTTACTAGCGTGCTGTGAATCTCGTAACCAACCTTGAGATAGTACATTGGAAAGGAAAGGAGTTAGATCGCTCATGTTAATATTTATGTCATAAAAAAAGGCCCGTTTGGGCCTTTTTTACTACTGGAAATATTAGCTAGTTGCTAATGATCCAAGTGTTCTAGCAACAGCAACACCAACACCTGATAAGTTACCTGCGGCGTCTGTTTGTAGAGCGTTATCGAATTTTAATGTCAATGTAATATCCATTGCATCACTTGATTTGTAATCGCCCTGTTGATAATCGGCTTTTTGTATATAGCAACCGTAAAGTTCGTATGTTTCAAGAACTGTTGGAGCATTAGCACCCATGCCACCATCTAAAATATCGATGTTACATTGGAATTTATAATCGCTACCAGAAGCCGCTGAACTTTGTTCAAAGAAATCAAACTGTTTCTGAATCTGTTGTCCAACAAGTTTTGTAACAGCACTGCTAACATCGTCACGTAGAACGATCTGTAGTTCTGCCCATGTGTATTTTCCAGCATAGTTGATCTTGCTGTTGTAAACGTTGAGTTCAACGTTTTCAAATGATACACTTGGACGTCCTGCTGTGATAACCTGTTTGGTTAATTCGAACGTTTGATTATCAACACCAAACCCAATGAAACTCACTCTGAAGCGATATTTCAGTTTGGGCATTAAGAGGCCCTGACTGGTAGAACTCTGTCCACCACCGCTCAACGGTACTGAATAATTTAATAAACTAGATATTGCCATCTAAATGCTCCTTAATCTTTAATATTTATGAACCTTTTGACATAGATCCTAAGTTGCCTGAGGCAATAGCACCTGTGTTCAACAGTCTCATTGGAATGTATATAAACTCGACTGCTTTAACTGGTTCGATAGCGATATCCATCCATAGTTCGGATCTATCGATCCTTGATGGTGTATTATTGCTCTCATCACAGACTACGATATAGTCATAAATCGCACGCTGTCCTACTAGTTCAATGAATAAACTTTCAGCGGCATTTTTAATCGCCTGTCTTGTTATACTGTCATTAGGTTCGAACAAATATGGTTGAGCTAGAATGCCTAACTGTCTACGTAGATAAGCTACTAAACGAGCTACGTTAATTCTATCTAATGCGCTGGCTACATGTGATCTTGTATAGTTACCAAAGTTAACTAGACCAACACCATTGATTGTAGATATAGGATTAACTTTGACTCCGGCTAATACATCACGTATACTTTGTGGTATAGATGTTGTGATAAAATCACCTGCCGCATCAACATATCCTGCTGATGTTGCGTTATCTACTGTACCTCTGTTAATACCACTTGGAGCAAACCATTGATAACTCTTAGAATCACTATTAGTGATAGTACGTAGCATCATGTGGCTTGGTGGAACAACAATATAGTTTCCTGTATTGTCATTTGTATATCCACTTGGATAGAACATAGCCATGTAATCGTCGTAACTTACAGCGCCGATTTCACCATTGTCTGCCGCTAGTTTTGTATTAGCACCCCAGTTGGCCAACGTTGTTCCAGTTGGTTGTAAACGGAATGGTGTATCACCTACAACAAATCCTGTGTAACCTCTATCACTGTTTAACGCAATCATGTTCTGTATAGCCTCTGGATATCCAGGACATGCTATCAAGTTGAATACATAGTTATCAGTGTCTCTTAGAGCTACGTTAGCATCTATCTCACCTTTTAACGCTTCTATAACAAAACTACGTTGCGCAAAACGGCCAAACTGTCCAACACCTAAATGATCATTAGGACTTACTGTTACCCAACGAGCTGTGTTATAATAACCAGCCTCTAAGTTGTCCATTGGATCGTTCTGATAACGAATATTAAAACCGTTGTTATCATAAATGTTGATGTAGTTTGCTTCGTATTTCTTAACATTAAATCCACTACGACGTAGATTCCATAAGCGTGTACCTTCTGGATATAGTGCTGGATCTGGAGCATCTGGATCTAGGTAGTTGCTAGTCAACAATTCTTTGATCGTGCTAGGCATTGTTGCCTGACCGCTAGTTGCCCAACGTGCGTCATGGAATAACCAACCGTTAGGTGTAACATGATCTGTTACATCTTGTTGGACCCAAGTTAATGAATCACCATTGTAAACATATACGGTTTGACCATAAATGTCAGTAGCTGAACTATCAATCCAAATATCACCATTCTCTAATGCTGTACCATCGCTCTGAGTAGTTGGCTGACTGGCAGCAACTATAGGACCGTTTGGATCACTGTTAGGGAATGCAGGTGTAGTACCCTGTGTAGGATGTCCTGTTCCATCGTATTGATAACCTACCCATGTAGTACCGTTGTGATATAGAATATCTACTTCTTCTAAGTTACTACCGTACCATAGGCTTCCGTTAGCTGGAGTTGTAGTTGGTTCAATCGAACTAGCTTCAAATACCAATGGTGCCCAGTTACTGGCTTTAACTGTATAACTGTCGTACATTCCTGCTTCGTATAGGTTAGCTGTTGGGCTATTACCTGCCGCTGTAAATCCTAGATCTGATAGAACTGGAATAGTTCCGCTATCAGTAATCTGTATATCTCCACCTAGAGCGTGTGTTATTGTTAGATAACCTGCGCTAGATACACTTGCTGAAACATTTTGGAATCCTGCGGCACTTATTGCTGTAACTATATCACTGCCATTTACTGTAACGTGACTTGTTGCTGTGCTTGCTGGAATCGTAGTAACAACAATGGTTGCTGTGTTTGTAACACCTGCCATTCCTGGTACTGTTTCTGCTATAGTTAATTCGTATGTTGCTGTAGATCCTGCTGATTTTGTAATAACTAATGAGTTTACATTTACAGAACCAACTATTGTAGTAGGCTTAACTGCTGTTCTTCTTAAGATTTCAAACTCAGCTAGTTGCGGGCTACCATCAGCGCCTGTACCACCGTTGAAGTTGCTTTCAACCATTAGTGTACCAACAGCAATATTCGAACCACCACCTACTGGATCTAGTGCCGCGATACCTGCGTCTGTTGAACTGTATATAGGAGCATTTACCACACTCCATGCTCCTGTTGTAGCATTGTATAGTTTAACAACCCAAATAGCACCAACACTGGCCGCTGTAGTTTTAATGTAAACGCTTCCGCTAGGAACACCAGCTGCCGCGTACTTAGGTACTTGTGTATGTGGCGCTATTGTTAATGCCACTGGAGCAAATGTTGATGTAGTTAGACCCAAGCTATTAACAGCATTACCAGTAATAGTGATCTTACCATCCATTGTTGAACCATTGCTGGCTGCACTAGCATCAGCATATAGTTCTAAATAACCTTCGCTATTAACTTTAGCACCAACACCGTATGTTGGTAATAGTGTGTTAATAGTTGTCGCTACTTGTGCTGTACTTGTAGAACCAATAGTAACAGCATGACCATTGATAGAGAATGTGCTACCAGGAACAACATTACTAAACCCAGCGCTTGTTACTAGCGGGTAACTTGTTTCCCAACTGTATGATTTGAATGTGCTACCAGATATAGGTGTGCCAAACTCTTGTTCAGCATTGCTACCTACTTCTACCCAGTTGTTGTTCATGTTTTTATACCATACAGCTCCCATGTTTCCTGAAGTAGCTACGACTGCATAAGCACCCAATGTTCCAAAACTAGAGCTCGGTGTCATTCCGTCTGTAGTAGCAGAAGCACTGTTGCTGTCGTCGATGATTAATGGTGATTGTAATACAAATACTTTATTAACACTATCCCACTCATAAATTCCAAACTGTGTATTACCTGTATCTAACCAGTATGTTCCATTAACTGGTAATCCTGTAGGAACGCTTGATTGTGCTGTTAGTTCACTCAAATCAATGTTAGCACGGACCACATAGGCTTTGCTACTAACACCTAGTAAACTGTAAGCGGCTTGTAAACCGTATTCGTTTTGCTCTCCGCCGTTAATACTGTTTCCTTGGCTGTCTGTTGGAAACAATGGAGTACCGAATGTGCTAGCTAAATCCATCTGGCTAGTGATGGTGTATATTGGAGCCTCTCCAGTTGCTGCCGGTACTGTACCTATTGCTGTAACTCCGGAGCTGTTAGTCTTGTTCGCTGCCGATGCTACGAATATTAAAGGTACTGTTCCAGGTGCTGCCGGTGTGTAAAAACTTTCATCGATTACACTTACGCTAACGCCTGGTGATTGTAGTGTGTTTGCCATTGTCAAATCTCCTAGTTTGGATCACTTTGTTTTATTTAGCGATACAGAGAGATTTTTTACCCTATTAAATACACTGTAAAGGGCAACTAAAGGGCGCGAATGACTAGATTATTATGCAAAAAATGCGGAACTAGGCCGTGTGCGGTCAACTATCATAAAGAAGGTGTCACACACTACAGGAGTCAATGTGACCATTGTGCTAGGGGAAGAAAAGAAGGCATAGCCAGATGGGCCAAGGCCGGCTACAAGTTAAAATTAAAATGTGATAAGTGCGGGTTTGCTAGCAAATATAGCAAACAGTTTAACGTCTATCACATAGACGGAGACCTAAATAACTGTCGTCACTCTAATCTAAAATCAGTGTGTGCAAACTGCCAACGTCTGTTACAAGATCTTGGCCTTCCTTGGCGGCAAGGCGATCTAACACCAGATTTTTAATCTGCTTGAACAGATCATCTATTGTTGTGTCATTACTAATTGTGTAATCTATATCTCCGCCGACCCAACTGTATTCGCTGGCATGTACATTAGCTTTATCTAATCGGGTCTTGCTTAATGCCCAGTTTATATTACCGTCGGGGCCTTGATTGTAGTGCTCGGCATCTTTAAACCATTTAGGATCTTTGCCTCTTTTAATACGTATGACTATTCCACCGCTGTTATGAATAGCTTTGATTTCATTTGGAAATCGAACATCGCTGATTACAATATTATCAGCAGTTTTACGCATTTTATTTTCTAAACTGGCAATCCACATATCATCATGGAATCCGTCTCTGATAACTTCTGTACCCCAGTATTGTAGTATCCAGCGAGGAGTTAAATGTGGTATGTTTAAACGTTTGGCCCACCAAGGATCAACTTCTTCACGCCATTTACGTGCTTCTGCTGTACGTCCTTCTAGTAGTGTTCGATCCCAACCAAACACGTTGGCTACGGCATCTTTAAGTGTATTGGCAAAACTATCTCGCCTAAATTCGTGAAAGTTAACCAAATAGTCTGCGGCTGTATCTTTGCCGCTACCTATCAAACCTACAAAACCTATTATCATAGTGTCCCCTGAGATAACAAAGTTTATTACATTTTTATTTAACTGTCAACCTCTAGTAAACCACATTGGGTTTTGATTGTCTTCATTATTAATCAAGGCCTGTTCTAATTTTTCAATCATCTCTTTACCTTCAGCTTTTAGTGCCGCACCATTAAGCTGTGTTCCGCCTTGCGGACTGGCAATAGTGGCGAACTTTTCACGTGCTTCACCTAATATGATTTTACAGTTTGCTAGTGCGTAGTCCTTTAACCATATGCCAGAATAGGGGTCTGAGAACAACTGAAAATCTGGACGTTGATTGTACATCCATAATAACACACTTTCTTGTCCTCTTGGTCGCTGTGTAATACGTAGCTTTTTAGTAACTGGATTAAAATCAAACAGTATATAACTACCAAATAACTTACCAACTTCTTTCTGGTATGATGCAAACATGTAATAAGTTGCGATACCGCCCATATTACTGGTACTCAACAAGTAGGTGTTAGAATACGCCAAGTTGAATGGTTCGAATAAACTTCCGCCGTCTCCGCCACCTGTTCTAGATCCAATACTACGACGAAATATTTCTCTAACACTGGTAACTTCTCTAGGCAGTATATATTCGTTTTGATCTATTTCTAGAGTTAAAAATCCATAGCTTTCCTCAACAGCATTGCTACTGCGTTGGCGATATTTTGCTAGTGCTCTATCAATAGCTACATTATAATGTTTAGGATCTAACTCAACATCAACGATGCCGTCAGCTAAGAAATTACGGATATAATTTACTACATCTTGTCGTGCGACTTCCAGCTCTTTTAGATAGTCTTCGTATTCTTTAGTGGGTTTATTGTTTAGGTCCATACCATTATTTACCTTATAAATATACTACTATGCCGGATACATTTCAATTCTTAAAAAACAAATATACTAGATGGTACTATAGTATTATCAATAATGCTCAAAATAGAGAAATTAATGACTATGTAGAATCTCATCATATTATTCCTAAAAGTTATCTTAGGAGTTTAAAGTGCCAAGGTTGAGTTTATACAAACCCGAAAAAGGCCCCGATTTCCGATTTCTAGATCGTGTTATCAACGAACAATTCCAAGTGGGCGGAACTGATATATTTGTTCACAAATATCTAGGGCCTGTTGATCCTATTACTGGTTCTAGTACTCCGGAAATACCTGTAAACACTAACCCTATACCGGAACTAGGCATACAGGATCTGCTGTTTATGGAAAACAGAGATAGGCATTACGATCCCGATGTTTATCATTTGCGTGGCATTTATACGATGCAGGATATAGATTTTAATCTAAGCCAGTTTGGATTATTTCTACAAAATGATAACATTATGATTAACTTTCATTTGCGTACTACTTTTGAAGCGATAGGACGTAAACTTATGGCTGGAGATGTGTTAGAGTTACCCCATTTAAAAGATGAATACGCATTAGATGACAGTATGGTAGCACTAAAGAGATTCTATGTGATTACAGATATAACTCGTGTCAGCAGTGGATTCAGTCAAACCTGGTATCCACATTTACTAAGAGCAAAATGCCAACCTTTAGTCGATAGTCAAGAGTTTAAAGAAATATTAGATAGCCCATCCGGTGACGGTAATAAAACCCTACGTGATGTTCTCAGTACATACAATCAAAATATCGCAATCAATCAGGCGATTATACAAGAAGCAGAACTTAATGTTCCTAAGAGTGGTTACGATACCAGCCCCTATTATGTATTGCCGTTAAAGGACGATGGATTGTTAAATCCGGTTGATACAACAGCCGGAGATGCCGATGCCAGTACAGATCATAATGTATTAGATGCCAGTTTTATTTTGCGTTCCGACACACAGGGCCCTAATCAACAGTATGCGGGCTATCTTACAGAAAATGCTATTCCACCAAACGGGTCGCCATATACATTTGGCATCACTTATCCCAGTAGCCCAGTAATAGGACAGTTCCATTTACGTACAGATTTCTTTCCTAATAGACTGTTCAAGTGGGATGGAAAATATTGGATCAAGGTACAAGATTCAGTGCGCATGACAGAAGATAACTTTGGTTATCAAGACACTGCACCAGGTAAATTGAACGCAGGTAAAGATGTTGAGCTAAATCAGAAAGCTAGTTTTGTGAATAACAATAATACAGCCACTATCAATGGTGTAGTGATACAGGAAAAACAAAGTCTAAGTAAAGCACTTAGACCAAAGGCAGATAATCTATGAGCGATTTTTTCTATGATGGTCAAGTAAGGCGATTTGTTACACAGTTTATACGTGTAATGAGTAACTTTAGCTATAAAGATGCTAGAGGTAATCTTACACAGGTACCTGTTCGCTACGGGGATATGAATAGACAGGTAGCACAGATACTGAGCAAGAATACTGAAAATGTTGTGCAGAGTGCTCCTTTTATTGCCTGTTATATCAAAGACATACAGTTTGATAGAGAACGTGTACAAGATCCATATTTTGTAGAAAAAGTGCAGGTAAGAGAAAGAGATACCAATGCCGACGGCAGTCAATATCTAAACACGCAGGGCAGTAACTACACAGTAGAACGTATCATGCCTAGTCCTTACAAGGTAACATTCAACGCCGATCTATGGACAACAAACACAGAACAAAAACTACAGTTATGGGAACAGATAGCTATCCTGTTTAATCCAGCATTAGAAATACAAAGTACAGACAACTATCTAGATTGGACCAGTTTGAGTTATCTAGAACTGTCTACTATGGTTTGGGAAAGTCGTAGTATACCACAAGGATTAGAAAGCGATATCAGTATTTGTAACATGAGTTTTACCAGTCCGATATGGATTACTCCTCCTGCCAAAGTCAAACAGATGGGTATTATAACTAAGATTATTACCAATGTGTTTGTTGATCCAACTGGCACGCTAGAAGGTGCTCCATATACTACAGAATTAGGATTAACTGATCTATTTGATGGTCAAACTCCCAGTGCCAGAGTTATTGTTACTCCTGGAAACTTTGATCTGCTGGTTTTAGATAATACAGCGACTCTATTGCCCTTTAAAGATTCTGCTATATTTGACCCGTTAACTGATCCAGCATCAGCAGAAAAAGTACAATGGCAACAACTGTTAGATTTATATCCCGGACAGTTCAGGGCGGGACTTAGTCAAGTTAGATTGGCCACTGCCTCGGGCAACGAAATAGTAGCATACGCATCATTAAATCCGTTGAATGATTTTGCATTATCTTTAAACTTTGATGCCGATACTATTCCATCTAACACTATTATAGATGGCAGAGGCACAGTTGACGCTATTATCAATCCAGTGACTTACAATCCTAAAGGTGTAGTTGCGGGAACTAGATATTTGATTTTGGAAGATATATCTCAAGATGTAACTGCGTGGACAAACGCAGACGGCAGTTATTTCTTTGCCAGTGCCAATGATGTTATATCATGGGACGGTGTTAACTGGAACATCTTACTCGATCCTAATACTTCAAGTGACCCTGTTTACATAACTAATACATATACAGGGATACAGTACAGATGGGATGGTTCCCAATGGAACAAATCATTTGAAGGTGTCTATGACAAAGGATCGTGGCGTTTGATATTATGACAGAAATAGTTTGTAGTGGTGGACTTTTCTTAGCTAAAGATACTAAAAGATTTTTATTCCTATTAAGAAGTCAGGGAAAAACAGCAGGCACATGGGGGTTAGTCGGTGGTAAAAAAGAACCTAGCGACCATACTCCGTACGACACATTAAAAAGAGAAGTAGATGAAGAAGTTGGAAAAACTCCATCTATTAAAAAAATAATACCGCTTGAACTGTTTACTAGCAACGATCAACAGTTTCAATATAATACCTATATACTGGTTGTAGAAAAAGAGTTTATGCCCACTCTAAATAACGAGCATGAAGGTTACGCATGGTGCAACTTTAACAGTTGGCCAAAGCCCTTACATCAGGGCGTAAAGACCAGTTTAAACAACAAAAGTATAAAAACTAAAATAGAGATATTGCTAGAATTAATCTAGACTTTCAGCAAATGCCATTAGATTGTCAAATACTTTGACTTTGGCTTTGAGTTGTTTGTAAGCGTGATTTTCTAGTTTTTGCTGTGTTTTCTTTCCGTTTCCTGTTAATACTAGAATAGGAGTAGCACCCGCTTTATCCGCCATCTGTAGATCTTCTAGACTATCACCCACATATGCTCCGCCCTTGATTTCTAATCTAGGATCTGTTTCTAGAGCACGTTTAAACATACCGGTATTAGGTTTAGCAAACGGATCATCCTTTTTGTCTGACACATTGTACCATAGGCCATCTATACTGGTACAACCGGCATTTCCAAATAAGTTTAACATATGTTGATTTACGATATCAACATCCTGCATGGAGAGTTTATTTTTGTTGATAGAGGGTTGATCAAATATAATAGCCAGTTTATGACCTTTGCTACGTATCTTGGCAATGGCATTTATTGAATCTTCAATAGGTGTAAAGTCTTCAGCTTTTTTAATCACATCTGCTATTTCGCACAGTACTCCGTCTCTATCTACTGCTATAAAATATTTGTCAAAAGTTCCAGGCATAGATGGCTTGTTGGCCTGTACAGCCTGTGCTATCTGATTTTTTGCTACATTGAATCTTCCCATGATTACACCTTAGATTCTATATCTTTGACTATCTGTTCATAAATTTTATCAAGTTCTTCAATAGAATAGTCCATCATTTTTTCATTCAATCTGTCAACTAGTGCTGTGTCTAATCCTGTTATACGTATAGGACTATATTTCTTTTCTCCCTGTTTTTCAATAATTTGAAACCAATCTGGGTAACTGGTATTGATAGGAAATGTTGATCCAAATATAACTGTACCAGGTTTATTAAGAGCTCGGGCCATGTGCTGTCCCACACTGTCAACACCTATAAAATAATCACAGTATTCAATTATTGCTCCCCAAGCACGTAAATCAGTATTTGGTTGTAGTTTTACAGTATAAGTATCTGCGGCTAGATTAAACTGCTGTTCTCCAAAAAACATCAAGTTATAGTTTTCGGATAATCTTTTTGCCAAATGTAAGTAAGCATCAGGAGTTAGACTACGGCTTCCATAATCTACAATGTCAGCTCTATCTAGTGTAGCACCTCGACCAAAAGGTTGTATGACAATAGTTTTATCTTTTTTCTGTTGTGTTTTGGTATCAGCAACTGTATTAGCGGCCCATTTTTCTTCAGCAAGGCTGAACTTCATTATGGGAGGACCTAGATCACTGTGATCAGTTGTATTATTAATCTCTTGATCAAATGCTTCTGCTAAACTTAATGTTTGATTGAAATAACCGGGAACCCTGTAAGGTTCCGGAGTTATATATCTATCAGCTTTACTGGCTATTTGACTCCACAAGCCCTTGGTATCTACTCCGTATGTTCGATCCTGTAGTTCTGGAATACTCCAATAAAGTGCGTCCCAAGCTGGAATAAAAACATTCCAGTCTGTATTGGGATTTAATCTGTGATATTTGAGTAATGCTGGCATGGCAGCGATTACGCGGCCTGCTCCGCCGTCTATGTAAAAAATGGTTTTCATATGTTCTTATTATATAACTTAATTTATAAGAACACAACCCCAGTGATAAAATTTTATGCGAAGGTAGAGTATTGAGCAACTACGTTAAATGTACCAGCAAGATTGAGTACACCGTAAGACACTACATCTGTATGGTTGGCATTGCCTGACCAAGGAGTACCATTGGCCCATTTTGGAGTTACAGCACTACCATTTATAGTGATTGAAGTGGCGGTATAAGCTGTAGATCCTTGGTTCACTACTACTGTAAGAATAGTACTGTAGTTAGAAGGATTGGTAGGAACATTGGTAAAAGCTATACTCCATGTCGCACTAGGAGTTACATAATAGGTTTGTCCAGATGTATAACTTAGAGTAGTTGCTCCGGAAACAGATCCTACATTACTAAGTATTTCCAATGTGTTTGTTAATGTCGATAATCCAGTTGATATTATTCCTGCAAAAGAAGATACACCACTAACTGATAAGTTACTGCTAATCGAGAACGACGAAGTTGTTCCAGTACTAGCACTACCGCCTCCTCCTCCGGTATACGCTGTAGTTTGAACGGTGTTATCTGGGAATGTTAATCCACCAGTTACACCAAATGTCCAAGTAGATGCTGATCCCGTTGCCGGAGATGCTATAATGGTAACACTGCCTGTTCCTGTATTGCTGACCAACTGGTTAGGTATACTAAAGGCACCATTGACACTGCTTAATGAAGCGGAATATGTACCAGCAAATAGTGTATTGCTAGTGGCTAAAGATCCTGTTGATATCCATGTTGCAGTAGTACCATTGCTAGATAATATATAACCAGCAGTACCGATTGGTATAAACGCTGTTTGTCCTGTAGCACTTTGTATAGGTATACTACCGCTAGCGCCTCCTGCTAAGTTTGTAGCTGTAGTAGCTGTGCTAGCAGATGCGGCTGATCCGCCCGATGTCGAAGTACTAACTGGCCATATGCCCACATAAACATTAGTAGCTGTTATTACACCATTTGCGTATATTCCACCACCTACTCCAACTCCACCAGATACTACCAATGCGCCAGTAGTTGTACTAGTTGTAGGAGTTGTATTTGTGATTAAAAATGAGTTATTGGTACCTGTTATATTACTACCACCAGATGTTGTGCCTGTACTAACTGGCCATATGCCCACATAAACATTAGTAGCTGTTATTATACCACCGGCATATAGTCCACCACCTACTCCGACTCCACCATTGACAACTAATGCGCCAGTAGTTGTACTAGTTGTAGGAGTTGTGTTTGTAATAGTGAATATATCTGGACTAGTTATTAAACTTTGTGTAATAGTTGTGTAGGCTATAGTTAACTGAGTGGCTGTTATACCTCCATACACATAAAGATTTCCAGAAATGCCAACACCGCCCGCTACAACCAATGCTCCTGTTGTAGTTGATGTTGCCTGTGTAGTATTTGTTATCAAGAAACTGCTGGTAGTACCGGTGCTTGATGCTGAACCACCAGATACTGATGTAGTACTTGTACCTGTACTAACTGGCCAAATACCAATGTACATACTGTTAGCAGTTACTGTGTTATAAAAGAATGTACCTGTAGTGCCAAATGAAGCCTGTCTAGTAATATTAGTAACACTACTTCCTCTTGGAGTAATCCAAAGGTCAATACGACTACCTTGTGCATTAGCTGTTTGAGTTTCGTCAGCGACCATGTCCCAACGAACTGTACTAATTGCAGGCCATCCACTGGTATTATAAGGTGTTCCACCTAGCCTAAATATAATATCGTTAAAGTTTAAACCAGCCGGAGCGGCTGTTGTTCCATTGTAGTGGCGTCCAATAATAGCGGAATAATTACCAGTTCCTTGTCCATCTATGTAGACACGAGCAGGGTTACTGACCTGTCCGGTCATCTGTAATATTACACCGTTATTCTGTGGTGCTATATAGTTTCCGCCCAAATTTCCGATAAAGTTTACCAAAGCACCTGTGCTAGTTGTAGCCGAGCCGTTACCTGATACTGTTAAAAAACTGGAAATATAAGCATTACCGTTTGCCGCGATACCTCCTGCAACTACCAACGCTCCTGTTGTAGTTGATGTTGACAGTGTGTTATTAGTGATTAGGAAAGAACTATTTGTACCTGTGATGCTACTACCACCAGACGTTGTGCCTGTGCTAACTGGCCAAACACCAACATACATGTTGGTAGCTGTTATTACACCACCTGCGTATATTCCTCCGCCGAGTCCTATCCCTCCTGCAACTACCAATGCTCCCGTGACTGTCGAAGTAGATGCCACTGTGCTGGTGTTGATTTCACCGCCTACAGTTAGGGCCCCTTGTACTGTTCCAGTACCATAAATTGTTGTTCCGCCTTGTAATAATGCCATAGTATGTTATTTACCTTTAAGTCAGCGTAGCGTTTTCTTGTATCTGTCCGTAGACTTGTAAATTACCTGTACTAGTTATACGTTTGGCAGGGTAAGTAGCAAACACATTAGTTAGAGCACTGAAAGTTACAGATCCTGTAGGGGTTACAGTAAAGTTATTGGTACTGGCATCTTTAAATACCGTAGATGCGTTAAGACACTGCATTAATAATACCGTGTTAGACGTAGCAGTCAGTATGCCCCTTGGCGGTATAAATTGGCTGGTATATACTGCTGTGCCGTTCATGATACGTAGATTGGTAATATTTCCAGTCATGTAGTTGCCTGCCGCTGGGGTATAAGAACTACCTATAGTTGTGCTAGTAGATGCTATTCCGTAGTTTGTGGGGTCTGATCCTGAGACTACAGCTATACCGTTTCTATAGAGTGTTCCGACCCCCGCATTGCGCACGTAGGCCACATGATTCCATGTATTAACACTGAGATCGCTGGTACTGGGATCTTGTAAAATCAGTGTACTACCATTGTACCAACTGAATTCACCGGGAGTTAACACGCTAAAAGCAAAGTTCCATCCGCCTGTTTGTCCGCTATTTCTAGTATCGATAACATACTGTTTGTTTTGAGCCGATGTCAAATAGATCCAAGCTTCTACGGTAAAGTTGTTTGAGCCAAACTGGACTGAACTGCCGGGGCTGTAGGTTAGATAACCTGTTGTTCCGTCAAACTGCAGACTGCCTGTAGCGGGTGTATTACGGATGGTAGTTTCGTCATATATACCTGTTATTAGATAATGTCCGTTTTGATAACTTTCAGGAGGATGTAATCCCTTATAGGCAGTAAATGGAGTTAGACTGCTATAAGATGCAGTTGATCCTACCTGTATAAAACTATAACTGCTGGTACTACTGTCCTGCAGATAACCGGTATTTGATAAGTTTCTCATACTCAGTGTACTGCTAGATAACGCCACCAAGGGCTGTGCGCTAGGAGTAAATGATGTAGGATATAGTGCCGCATTCTGTGTCAGTCTTAAGTTAGTGGTATATCCAACAAAGTTAGTAAGATTATTTTGTCCTATAACTAAAAGATTATCTGTACCTATCCTATTTGCCAATGTAGTGCTACCTGATAGTGTCTGCGATACACCATTGACATAGAGACTGATAGTATTGTTATTAACCGAAGCCGCTATGTGTGTCCATGTGTTTAATGAGATAGTTTGATTGCCGTAACAGTTTCCTGTTCCCCAATACATTGATAAGTTACCCCCTGCTATAGGACCAAAACTAAAATAGTCAGCGCTGGTACTGGTAGTCATGTCGCCCACTAGATTGGGCAATGAGTTAGTGGGATTTTGTGTGAGATAGATCCAACTTTCAATAGTAAAAGTTGTTAGGTTGGTAGGTATAAGTTGAGTAGATGTGAATAGGTAGTTGCCCAATCCGCCTAGATAAAGACTGCCGCCAACCGGAGTTAATGTGTTAGTAACTTCGTCAATGGTTCCATTTACAGCAAATAAGTTTGATGTCAGTCTAGATACTATAGTGGCCATATATCACCCAAATATAGTATCTAGGCTGTTTGTTAGTGTGTTGTATACTTGATAAACGGCTCTAACACCTGTTTGACTGTTGACCCATTGTACGGCTCCGCCTACTGTTACATTACCACCTATGCCTGCTCCACCCCAAACTTGTAGCGCACCTGTTTGTGTAGTGCTAGACTGTGTCATATTCTGTATGACAAAGGTTGTGGTTGTTCCTGTTCCTGATGCTGTAGTAGTACCGCCACTGCTACCAGAACTGGTAGAATACACTCTAGTCCAGTATCCTACTCCTGTGCCAGCTGATATAGCATAGATGTAGTTTATGTTGTTTGTTGTTGTAGTTGCGCCTGCTATGGGACTTAATGGAAATGGCATTTTGTTTCCTTATGCTGTAAAAACGCTAGATGTAGTGAATGCATGTACCCAATACTGTGTGCTTCCTGTCACAAAAGTAGTGACTAGTCCGCCACTAGCACGCTGTGATGCTCCAGTGTAGGTAATAATTACTGCTCCGCTTCCGCCACTAGATGCACTTGTTGGGTGAGCAGGAGTTCCGCCAGCACCGCCCCCACCACCAGTATTTTGAGTTCCTGGATATGATGTTGTTGCTGGAGCGGCAGATGCACTGTTTCCTCCTCCTCCTAATCCGCCGAATCCTGCTGGTGCAGGATTATTAGGGCCGCCTGAACCTCCTCCACCTCCACTAAAGTAAACTACTCCACCACTAGATTGGCCTACAGCTAAGGTAACTGCCGCTGTCGTACTGATAAGTGCGGTAAATGTTCCTATTCCACCTACTCCAGAACCGCCCGAGTTTGAGTTTGAACCGGGTCCGCCAGCTCCACCACCACCGCCTCCATTTCTATAGGTAGTTCCGTCAGTATTACCGTTTCCGCCATTATATCCTTGCCCTGTCGTTCCTGCACCGCCGCCGCCTGCCGCACTTGCTCCGCCGCCACCGCCACCGCCACTTCCGCCACTTGTTCCGCCGTTGTAGGCACCGCTCGGAGTATAGCTATCAGATAATCCACCGCATCCACCGCCTAATGCTGTAGCCAGTGATCCAAAAGAACTGTTACCGCCGTTGTACTGTACGTTAGTTGTAGCACCCGTGCCGCCGGCGCCTACGATGACAACAAACTGTTGTCCCGATAGTACAGAAGTAGCGCCTTGAACATATCCACCGCCACCGCCACCACCACCTGCACTGATACCGCCGCTACCACCACCTGCTACTACTATATAGTTAATGGTGTAGATTGGTGATACAATACTAGTCCAGTTTCCTTGATAGATACTGCTTAATGTTGCTGTGCTTGTACTAATGCTGTTTTGAATAAAAACTTCTAAACCTATCGTACCTGAAGTGTTATACCTAATCATCCCCACCTGTGGATTTGCTGGCCTCTGTGCGGTTGTTCCTATAGGTACTGCTATCGCATCTGTAGTTCCTACTATCAAGCCTACTTGAGTGGCTGTAGTAGTTATAGTTCCTACTAGTACTGTAGTAGCTACAGACAAACTACTCTGTATCTGTACACTAGCTGGTACAGTTCCGCCAGTAAAACTACCCCCACCGCCGCCACCACTACTTGTAGGACCAGTTATGTCAATCCAGGTGCTAGTTGTTCCATCATATTCAAATCTGTAGACGGCATCAGTACCTTGATAATACCAAATATCTCCCACAGTGGCATTAGCTGGTGCGCTTGATGTTGTAGTAGATTTTGTACCTCCGCTACTAGTGCTTGTACCTGTAGATAATACTCTAGTCCAATAGCCAACAAAGTTACTGGCCGTACTATAGATGTAGGTTATATTGTTTGTTACTGTAGTTTGACCAACTGTAGGGCTTACTGGAAATGGCATTTAAAATCTCTTATTGTTTAGGGTATTTACTCTTTACGCTATCCACGGCTGTGATCCATGCTGTCATTTTTGTATTATCACCCTTTTGTGCCCAATAATACGCATCAGCAAAATCTTTTAAGTCGGGATATTCTCTAACGCGATCTCGTTGATATTGTAAATTATCAAACGCAGATCTTAAATTAGTCTCTTCTGTGTCAACTGCTGTTAAATCTAACTCAACTGGATTTCCATCTGCATCCCATGCTTCAACATGATCATCACCTGTAGTGAGAATGTTAACAACTGAAGGGTGAGTATTTCTAATAGCTTGGTGTTTCATTGTGCCACCTCCATTAATACTATATTGCTTGCGGCCAGACTTGAATAAACCTGTCCACTGGCATTTGATCCTAATGCGTTTATGTAGACTAGCACTGATTGTAATGAATTTATAAAAACCTGATAAGTCACTGCTGTAGTTGTTGAAGGACTATCGAGATAAGTTATAGTAAACCCTTTATTATTATTTGCGTCACTAGAACCGTTATATAAACTGTTAGCAGACCCGCTGAAATAACCAGTTGTGTTTGTTGCACTACTGATAAAAAGACCATTTCGTTGAATACTTACAATTGCTGAAACAGAACCACTAACTCCACCTACTCCCGCTACTGTTACTAACACTTTACTAGTAGAACTAGTGGGTGTTATGGTGCAGTTGTATCCTGTGATTGCTGTCCATGAAGGTGCTGATGTAGAAAATATACTGGTATAAAAAGTTGAAGTAACTTGTAAAATAGCACCAGCTGGCATAGAACTAGAACTAATACCCCGGTTACCTGTTACTAGTGCTCCGGATACAGCGATCGACGAAGCGGATGTCCCTGTGCTAATGACTGCCGATCCGATAATAATACTGCTACCGGTTGTTATAGTTACGGTATTTTGGAATATTGTAAGATTGGCTACTGTGCCACCGGTGAATGTAGTTCCACTACCTCCGCCGCCTGTGCCAGTTGGACCATTAAAATCAATCCAATAACGACTTGTTCCATCAAACTCATATCTATAAACTACATCAGTACCTAACTGATACCATATATCGCCCACTGTAGCTGTAGTAGGAGGTAGTAATGAAGTCGTTGATGTATTGTTGTTTGTTCCACCGCCGCTTGTTGTACCAGTAGATAATACTCTAGTCCAATAACCTATACCAGAACTATTGTAAACATAAGTTATGTTATTAGTTACTGTGGTTTGGCCGTTTATGGGTGAACTTGGAAATGACATTTCTTATCCTTATGCTATATAGTTGCTAGAAGTTGTAAAGGTATGCACCCAATATGTATTAGGACCGCTAACATAAGAAGTTACAGTTCCACCGGTTCCTTTTTGTGTAAAGTTTTGATATGACAAGATAACAATACCGTTTCCACCAGCACCGGCAGGGAATCCATACGGAGCACTAGGAGTAAATGCTCCGCCTCCGCCTCCTCCTCCAGTACCTGCTGTTCCAGCAACACCTGCAGATGTCGTTCCAGCTCCACCACCTCCCAATCCACCGGCTGCTCCACTATGAGATCCTCTACTGTCACCAGCTCCGCCACCACCGCCTGCGTAATATACAGGAGTTCCTGTTATACTGTATGCTGTTCCAGTTCCACCTGCACCTCCATTACCACCAGATGCGGCTGTTCCTGCGGCACCTGCTCCGCCACCGCCACCACCAACTCCATAAGTTGATCCATCTGATTGACCTACTGCACCGTTATTTCCTTGGCCAGGAACACCGATACCAACAGGAAGGCTTGCTCCAGCACCACCGCCAGATCCACCATAACCGCCAGTGCCGGCGCCATATCCACCACCGACAGCAGTTACACCGATAAACGAACTAAATGTACCCGATGTTCCTGCACCGCCGTTTCCGCCAGCACCACCACCACCTACAGTGATAGTATAAGTTTGTCCTGGTGTTAATGCTGAACTTCCGTAGACCAATCCGCCGGCACCACCACCACCTGCTGAGTTACTACCACCACCACCACCACCTGCCACTATTAGGTAGTTAATACTATATTGTGAATAGGCAAATGTAACCCAGTTACCACCTAAATATATTTCTGCAGTTGTAGATGAACTGTTAAATCTCATCATCCCGTTTGCCGGAGTTGAAGGACGTTGACCTGTTGTACCTCCAGGTATTAATATAGCATCAGTGGTCGCTACTACTAAACCAACAGTATATGTACTGACCGATCCAATGCTAACAGAATTAGGAATGTTTCCACCTGTAAAAGTAGTTCCACCTCCACCGCTACTTGTTGGACCTGTGATATCGATCCAATAACTGTTACCTGCGCCATCTAGTTCATATCTGTAGACTGCGTCAGTTAAGCTATTATACCAAATATCTCCAATGTTAGGATTCGTAGGAGTAGTTGATGTCGTAGTAGATTTAATACTGCTACTACTAGAACTTGTAGATAATACTCTAGTCCACGCATAGTTAGTACTACTAAAAACATAGGTAATGTTATTAGTGGTTGTTGTTTGACCATTTGTTGGATTACTTGGAAATGCCATTTTTTATTCTCTTTACTATATTTA